GTAAGCGTCATAAGCGGGTTCAAGTAACTCCCCGTGCTTGAGTTTGGCTCTTAGGTATTCGTCAAGTTCCCTAAGCGCATTTTTGTAATCCGGCGCTCTGGCAAAAGTTTCAATGTCCCCTCGCTCGTGCGGCTCAAACTCAAAACTAATTTTCATTCGGTTCTCCATACGTACTCACTAATCGGTTAAGGTACCACTGTGCTTTTTTAAGGTCTTGTAAGTCATGCCCTTTGTACTTGGCACGACTTAAGTATTTGATTACGTTGAACTTTAGGTAACCCCTAAACTCTTCCTCAGTTGCTTTGGCCTCGATAAAGTCAATCGTTTCTACCCCTCCTTCTTTGTAATGGTTGGGGCTGTTGACCATATCTACTTTATATGGCACTCCGCTAACGTGAACCTTTTCTTTTTCTAAAACTTTTTTAGCTATATCGCCCACCGTCTCAGGCATCGTTTCCGCTAAAAGTTGCTCTCGGCTTAGCCCCCTAATCATTTTGTCTCCAGTATTTGTTTTTGGCTCCACAACTCTACGCAGGCTTGCTCTAATTCCATTGACGGCACGTTGGTTCTAAGAGCATCACGCTTACCTGCTTTGTATGCTTCGACAATGTCGTTGCTTGTGATGGGTATGTCGATAGTGGGAGGCTCGTCGTAAATCTTGTTGTACGCAAGAATAGTTAAAAGCCCCATCGTGAACCCTACGAACCAATTGCTCATTCAGACCTCCACTCTGTAAGTACACGGTAACGATACAAACCGTCTTTAACGTGTTCTCGCTCTACCTCATACCCACCAAAGCGAGGCTTCCGCAAGTGTCTTAGTTGTGCGCTAATGCTTGCTTCTGGATCTCCGGTTATCTGAGATATTTCTGATAACGTCTTCCATTTGCCATCACAAACTACGTTCCAAATTCTAAGAAGCTGTCCAGTCAGTCGTGCGTTATCCCTCTCAGGAACATAGTCTGCACCATTAAACTTTATTTGACTCATTGGTTTCTCTCCTTTACTTTGTCGTCACTTTTCATCTTGCACCTCTTCCTAAATTAAAGGGGTCGGCACAGAATCGTTTGTAATTTGTATTACCTTTGAGTACTACTTGTGCCTCGGATTGGTCCATAAGAAGATGTTTTAGCGGGATATGTAACTTGTATAGCGCAGGGCTGTTAGGGCATACCTTGGGGTTTAATTGGATAGCTTTGCCTTTTTTCGCAAGCTGAGAAAGTTTGGCACGGGCGGAACGTATTTTGATATTGCACATTCGGGCTACCTCGACCACAGTAACCGTCGTCATACACCCGCCTTATCTAGCAGTTCTCTTAGTTTAAGCCGCTTGTCTTTCACCACGGGGGAATAGTCAAATTCATCACTCGTCTCCCACTCCCGCAACAAAACTTCCAATTCACGTGCGGCCTCAAGGGATTTTAGCTTGGTAATTTCTTTGTCGTTATTTTCTAACGTATATTTGATGCCGTTGATAAGGGCGTGTGTAAAAAAGACTTCAAAAAGTTCCTGCATTTTTTCATTACTACCACTTACCTCATACATAGCAGAACCATCTTCGTTCCGTTTAATTTCTTTTACATCAAAGCTTGTGGTAGGCTCTTTAGCTTTTTCTCTTTCTTCTGAGAAGACCCAGTCGTCACCGTCGGAAAATAAGTCCTTAGTGTCGAAATCCTCATCTCCATCGGCATCTTCATTATCTCCGTCATCGGCAACGGCTTCTCGTGCCATAGCTTCTCGTTTTTCATCCCAGATCTCCTCGTGAATACCCCGCATATTTTCAATTTTTTCTAACGCCATCCTGAGGACCGCCGCAGAATCTTCAGGGTTAGATGGACAAGGCTCATTTAACAACCCATCCGATACAACTTCAAGCATTGCTCTGGTTTCATACGTAAGTGTTTCTAAATTATTCATTTGTTGCCAATTCATGACCACTCTCCTTTGCCGTTATGCTCACAGTCCTTAACCGGACAAAACTTTCTGCACGTAAAGTTCGGTTTCGGATTCCAAACATCTACTTCATAAGACTTTTCTAAGCGAGAAAGTTCAGGTAACCACTTACCCCAAAGGGTTGTTTCTTGATCTTTAAGGTAGTCGGCTTTGACAAACTCTTCGGAAACTAAAAAGACCAGCCCCGATTTGATTTTCTCTGTGTACGGGAAATGTTTAAAAGTTGCGAGAGCTAGCAGCTCCAATTGTTTTGTGTCGGCGTACTTCGCTGACTTGCCTGTCTTGTAGTCAACGACGTGCGCTTTCTTATCTTCCTCGTTTAGAATTAAAAGGTCGGCTACCCCCCGCCACCAAACATCCTTATCAAAAAAGCCACACGGCTCCAGCTTTTCTGTAAGCCCCATCTGATACTCGCACAGCTTATCGCCTGGTATTTCTTTCAGAGGGTCTATGTATTTTTGAATAAAGGAATACTTGGTTGGTATGGGGGTGCCGTCTCTGACGTATTCTTCAGCGGCTTTGTGTACCTCCTTGCCGTAAATGAGTGCCTCGGTCTCACTATCCTTAATGTCTTTTACAACACGTAGTCGGTAGTATTTCCTCGGACATTGCTGATAGAGAGATAAGGAAGAGTAAGACCAAGTGAAATTAGGCATTGTTGATAGCCGTCCTCATGAGTCGAAGTTCAACTAAAGCGGCATCAAGCTTTCCAACCGCTTCTCCTTTTTGGTTATCACGTAATAAGTCTGACGCTTCTTTAAGAAACTTTTTAGCTTCTAACTCAAAGCCCGAGTAATCAACTTTTGTATCAACCATAGGTTTTTCCATAATGAGTCTCACAATTAAGAGGTAAAGTTAAACACCAGTCGGGACGCCACTTCATGCACTCTTCCACGTACGCAACTGCTTCCTCGGCCTCTTCCTCTTTTGCTATACAAGCAACAGCATCATGAACCGTGAGAACAACTTTGTATCGCTTTGCTACACGTAGCATCTGCTCCCCAACCACACAACGGGCGATGGCTTGGGTTACGTTCTCGACTACCTTACCGCCGTAGACTCTCACGAACCCATACCGACCCGATTTATACTCGTACTGCGGATACCCATGCGTTTGCCCCAAAATCCTTTTCAACTGCGGGTAACGCATGAACATACCATTCGGCAACCGAAACCCAAAGAACGGAATAAACTGAATCGCTTGGGGTTGATAGCCGAACATCTCTGATTTTTCCTCAAATAACGCAGAAATGCACCGTTGACCCTGATCCCAAAGATGTTGTATGCGGGGAAAGGTTTTGCGATAAACACTAATAATCCTGTCGCAAACTTCGTGCGGCACATCTTTTCCGAATGTTTTCAATTGGTTATGAAACTTTTCTGCACCCATTCCATAACCACACCCAAGAATAGTGGTTTTCCCTACGAACCGTTCTTCATCAGTAATTTCCCCTACGTCCTTCAGATATATTTTGGACGCCATGGTTTTGTAAACATCTTCGCCTTTTTCAAAGGCCCTAACTAAATCACTCTGACCCGCAAGCCACGCAAGGGTACGTGCTTCAATCTGCGACGAGTCCGAATTAATCAAAACATATCCTTCTGGAGCAATGATTGACTCTTTTAGCTTAGACTTACGTGGCAAATTCTGAAGATTAAGTTTGTCGTCGCCACCCCAACGCCCTGTGTGCGCCGCATAATATCTAAGGGGTACGGGTAACAGTCCACGCTTGCCGATGTTTATAAATCGCTCGGTGCGGGTTTCTTCAAGCGTACTTTTAGTTCCCAGCCGTGCGGCTACTAAAGTCTGCACCCGCTCGTCCTCGTGTTCAGCTAACGCCTTGAAGCCTTCGTCGCTTTTAGCAAATGCGTAAGTCACCTTGCCTGTCGTTGGGCTTATTTTTGTTGGAGGTACTACCCCGATATTCCCAAGTAACTTAGCGAACTTCTCGTTAGACATCAGCGTTTCTTTGTCTGCGATACACGCCGCCAACAGGCTTTCTTTTTTAGCTTTTACGTCCTGAAGATGAGCTTCCAGTAAATCAATGTTCAAATCCAATACGGGTTCTGAGAACATTCGTATGGTCAAATCAATTAGCTTAAGCTCAGATTTTGCAAATTTGTCTTGTAGGCAAAAGAATAACTTGTGGGTTAACTCCACGTCGTTTTTACAGTACTCACCGTATTGGGCTAACTCGTCCTCGGAAAAGTTTTCTCGGTACTTGCCTAACGCTTTAACTACTTCGGTTCCTTTTTCACCCAGTTCGTAAAACTCTGAAAGTTTCGCAAGGCTTCCTCCCACTTCGCTACCATGGTAAGCACGTGCCATGCTAAGAGTGTCAAACCACCCCCGAGGACAAAAATTATATTTCCAAGAAAGTATAGCGGCATCAAACATAGCGTTATGAGCGAGGCAGAAACTTTCTTCCCAGTTAAACGTACCGAGAAAGTCTCTGATTTCGTCATCACTTCCAGAGAACCAGACTGCTGGTTCATCATCTCGCTTGACACCCACCCCGATTGTTTGGAATCGTTCATCTCGTACGTACTCCTCTGTTGTTAATTTAGAAAGGGAAAACTGCTTGTCGTAATACGTTTCAAAGTCAATCGTCAGAAGCATTGATTACTCCTCGCTTCTTGTAAATTTTGTACCTCTCCATGTTTGGAAAGCCTTCTAAAAAGGTGTAACACAGGACCTCGTTTTGTTTTGTTTTTATCTTGGTCGTGCGCTCAACAAAATCTACGTGTGGGTTTTCACATCGCTTAGCAAGCATCATTTCTAATTTGTATTCGGGGGTGCAGTCGGTACAAACATGAAAGGCTGGTAAAGGGTGACAACCTAACGCTTGTTCTTTCCAATTCCAATATTGCTCTTGAGAGTCAAAACATTTAGGGGTTCTCCCCGCAAAACTAATGCTCATTCGCAATTTTCGGTATGCCGTCCCTGTGTCCTCGTCTTCTTCTTGTGAGAACTGGTCAGGTTC